CCGAGGGGTCCGAGGCTGTACCCGGCCGAAGCCTACCAACCGAGTTGGTGTTGCCTGAGAGACGAGTTTCTCAGGGACGTCGCTTAGTGTGGTTCAAGCGGGAGTAGCGTACCACCTACGCTCAAGCTCCTCGGGGTAACGGAGCCGCAGGACTCTTTCCATACGCTCTGATTTTACCTCCCACAGCCTCCGGACGCTCTTCTGGAACCACTTGTTCGGGGTTCACCCGGTCCCTACCCGGGCCGTCCGGACACTCCACGCTACACGACTCCTCGTGACTACAGGACCGCCTCCTACACGTAGTTTACGCCGTCAGGGCGCACACAGTTGGATAGGTAGGCGAGGGGGGGCTTCCCGACATACCTCGCTTTGATCATGCGGGTGGACGCCAGGCAAGGATGCGAATCTTGCCAAGCGCCACGCATGGTCTCAACGGGGTAGCCGAGACGAGTCCAGTACCTCAAAAGTGGGGTTGGCCACCGCCAGGACCACTTTCGGGGCGTCAGACTCAGCCGCGGACCGAGCGGCGCGGCGCGTCCAGAAGCGGGGGCGCTCACCTCATAAGCGCGGAGCGGGACTCCGCGTAAGAGGGAAACGCCAAAGGATAGAAGATCACGCGAAGCGCGATCGTAAATCCTCTCCCACCCTGACGCCGGGCGAACGTCCGAGGACGTTACCGGCCACGCTCTCTTGATGCCTTGCTCCACAAGTTCGGGCTTGTGGACGGCCGCGACTCTAAACCACCGCTTCCGGAAAAGACGGCGGATGAGCCCAGCGGGGACCGAGCCGGGGTCGACCCCTTTGCGAGCGATCTGGAAACGGAGTTCCGCGATCGCCCACATCAGAGTGGACCTCTTCAGCCCCCTGAACCCATCCACCAGAGCGGTGAGAACACACCCAGGGCGCGAGCTGTTGCGAAGCGCGGATAGGACCGGTTTGGGCACAAAGGCGCCCTTGACGACGCAAAATGACTTGGAGTTCAACTCAAGCCATTCCGCTGACAGACCAGTCTTCTCCTCGTTCACAACCATGCCGAACGTCCCGACAACGTCACGCCAACACGCGAAGAACCGAGGATCTCCGCAGAAGGCACAATCGTCGCCGTTAAACACGGCCGCCCGGGGCGTGAAGTCACCCGTGGCACACCGGCGAAGGTCGCAGGCAATCTCCCAGCATGCCCTGTTGATGAGACAGAGCAGACTGAAAGAAAGCTTGCTTCCCATCATGAGACCCCGACGGATCTCATGTCGAGCGCCGCTCTTGGAAACCCAAAAGCGGTCCTCACAAGCCAATGTGCCACGAATGGCCCAACGCTCCTCCTCCGTCAGATGCGGGGACTCGCAAAGGAGATCCCCAAGGGCCTTCCCGAGAGAGAGGGAGATGTTGTCAGTGGCGGACGCAAAATCGCCACTGATGTACACCTCACCTTCCCTAAGGTCCTTGAGCACCGGCTCCAGGTGTTCACTACCCAGCTCGCCCCTCACCAACCACGGCCTCCTCGAGAGGAAGTCGTACAGGTGAGTGTTGACAGGTTCTAGGACCTGCTTCACACGGGCGGACTGCATGGTGACCACTCGAAACTTCCCCTTGGTCTTCGCCACCCCCCGACGTACGTCGAAGGGGCGATGAGAATCAAAGGGAGCCGCCAGAGTGCCCCCCATCTTCCGCGTCCACTCGAGGCAACCGTTCTGATCAGGAACGATTGAAGAGGCCCTCGAGTGGCTCAACCCTCTCCCCCAGTTGGGGCCCAGAAGT